CTTCGGAGAGCATGAATAAAATCATACTTGTCCATGACTTAATAAATGCCACTAAAGTTATTGCCTCTTAAAGCTGCACCTTTGCCTCTGCTTTTTCCTTTACCATAGCCGGGTTTGATTGCCTCTACCTTGACTTTCTTTGGCTGAGACAGTGGAATGCTTCCTTGACCTTTTATATTTAGGGAAGTTTTTACTTTCATCGTTTTCTCCTTGGTTATTAATTATGTGCATTAAACACGTTTTCTTTTTGCCTTTGCTGTTCTGGCAAAAGACCTATTTTTCCCTTGGTCTAACATTTTAAGATTTCTTAAACTGTTATTTAAGGGATTGTTATCTAAGTGAGCTACATCTTTGCCGTCACCAATTGTAGCACGACCAGCTTTTACCATTTCGGCTCTTGCTTTGTTTCGAGCTGCTCTCCTAGCTTTTTGTTTTGGCGAGCTGTGATAGTTTTCGTATTCTTGTTTGTAGTCTCTACCCACTTATTTTTTTTTTGCAACTTTCTTTTTCTTTGCAACTGGTTTGGCTTTAGCTTTAGGCTTTGGTTTTTCTTTAACCACTTTCTCAACAACCGCTTCAACTTCAGCCATTTGCTCTGGCTCAAGTATTTCTACGTTGCTAATTAATGCCTCAGCATTTGCTGTTTTTTGTTTCTCAAGAGCTTTTTTTTCTTTTATTTGTTCTTGTATTTTTCTGTTGATTGAACTTGTCATTTATTCATCCTCGCTTGTAGGTCAATTAGTTTTAACTCAGCTTGTTGCTTAAGTCTGTCTTTTGCAATGTCATTTTTGTCTGATGCATTCATTGCTTGTTGATCTGCTTTTTGTTTTTGTAATTGTAGTTCAGCAGATTTTTCCATTGCATCCTGTTGCTCTTTAGAAGAGAATTGTTGGTTTTTCATTTCAATCTCTTTGTCACGCAATCCAAGCTCTTGTTGCCTAATAGCAACCAGTGGGTCTTGTTGTGCTGGAGGTTGAATTGAAGATAAGAATTGACTTGATAGCTGTGCCAGTATTGGAGAGCTAATGCCCTCAATCATTGACTGCACTTGTTGCTGAACCATTTGCTGTGATGGTGCATCCATTTGTTGTGCTTGTTGCATCATCTGCTCAATCTGTTGTTTTGCTTCTGGTGGCATTTGTTCTTCTGCCATTTGATTAGCCAAGAACTGTAAATGTTGCATGACATGAGCAATGATTGCAGATTGTAGCTGAGGATTCATTTGTACGCCTTGTGTTAAAAACAAAGTTTTATGAGCCTCTATGTGTGCTTCATGGTTCTGTTGTGCAAAAGCATTGGCAGGAATTCCTTGCAATAAGCCACTGTTTTCTATGCCTGCATCTACTGGCTTAGGCGTTGTGTCTTGTGGTGGCATTAACAAAGATTCGATGTTATCTACGCCCAAAGCTGCGTACATTCTATAGTAAGCTTCATACAATCCTTGTGGACCGTGAATCTCTGGGTTTGATTGAACCATTGCCAGTAACTCTTGAGCTAAAACAACACGCTGACTCATGGAGAAAATGTTTGGGTCTGATACAGGAATAATATCTACCTTTCTATCAAAATCTTCTAACTTAATTTCTCTTGATCCACTTCCTGTTTCGTAAGGATATACAGGCGGTAAGAATTCACCAAAGACTCTGGCTAAGATTTTAAATTCGCTTTTTTGTGAATAGTGCAATCTTTTATGAATCGCACTCATAACTTTTGTTCCTTTTTCTAATAAGGCTACTGTTGTTCCCACTGGCATAGCTGCGTTTGAGTCGCCAACATTCATATCTGCTATAGAAGCAAATCTTTGACCGCTTTGAACCAATAGTCCTAACAGACTAAATAAAACAGAACTTGGTTCTTTGTATGGCAGTGGCATGAGAGAATCTCTTAAGGCTCCACCCGGTGCATCCACATCTCTAAACTCACCCGGTTGTAATGGAGATGCTTCATCTCTAATTCTTATGCCACGAGCTTTAAACCCTGCTGGTAAATTAGATAATGTTCCTGCATCAATCAATTGTCTCAAAATAGACGTGGTGGCTTTTGATAGACCGCCAATCATGTGTGATAACCCTAAGCCGTAGAAGCCAAGACCCGGTAAGAACTTATACTGAACAAAATAATTAATTTTGTTTCTGATAGGGTCTTCTGGTTCGTAGTTTCTTCTAATAGATAAAACAGTTTGAGATGACTCATCTATGGTAATAATGTATGGAAGCTTTAGTCCAGTTGGTTCGCCATCCTCGTCTAAATCTTCAAATCCTTCAATGTCTTCAACTGTATGAATTTCATACAATTTTCTTTGCTCATCGTTGCCGTATTCTGGCTCCATGCCTTGTATTTTGTCAATTTCTTCTGATACTGTATCTCTAATTTCTACATCGTTTCCTGTTAGTTCAGTGTCCATGTAGAATCCAGAGAGCTGTAATTTTCTTACCTCATTGCTACTCATAGACACTATATGCGTTACTCTTTCTGCACTTAGAAGATCGGTAGCCTCATAAGGAACCAATAAATCTTCGGCAGGAATAAACTTGGATACAGGTCTTCTTTTAGACGCATCGTAATAAACTTTCTTAAACGCACTTCCTGATAACGGTAGATAGAACAACAATTGATCTAATTCAGGGTCGTATTCTGGCATCTCGTTCATGATGTAGTAATTCATAAACTCAGAAACTCTTTCAGCCTGCATCTCTGTGTTAGCATTTCTTTGACCAATAATTTGTGTCTTGACTGGTCCTTGTGCTGGGAGAAGTTCTTTGTAGGCTTGAGCTTGGAACTGAGTAACAGATTCAGCTAATATAGGGTGAATAACGCCACTTGAGCCTTCAAATGGTTGGCTTCTTTGTTCGTCAAATCTCATGCCAAGATATTTAAGACCGTCTGTATAGGTCTTCATCCATTCTTTTCTGGACTCCTTGTCGCTGTCTACATCACTAATTAATTTTTTAGAAATAGAACCTAAAACATAATCGTCAAGGTATTCAGCCAAGTTAGCCTCAAACGGAACTTGTTCTTCCTCTTCCACTTGTGCTTCATCAATAATGATTTCATCATCTTTAATGGTTACTTCTAAAGACTCCATAAGCTGATCTTCAAAGGTAGGAGCCTCAGCTTCTATCTCAATTGACTTACCTTGATCAATGATGTCTGGGTTTTCTTCTGTGCCTAATCTTCTTTCTATTGCCATAGTGGTTTATTATATATTTAAAAGTTAAAAATGTTTAATGTAATACTCTTTTATGTTTCTCAGTTTGTACTAAATCGGTTAATTCGCCTTCAATAATGTATCCNTCTACCTCAGCNATTAACTCAGCAGTTTCTAAGTTTTCTGCGTGTATCTTTGGTCCGTCAAAAGACTGACCGTCATGGTAAAAAGTTGTAACAAATATTTTCATCAATAATAACTTAGTTTCCTTCTGTCAAATGATACCTCATCTTGATAGTCTGTGCCTAGCTCTATTAGACCACCTTGCCTAATTCTCATTAGAGCCATGGTTGCGGAATCCGCAAAGTCATCGTTTTCTCCGTACGGGAAAGAAGCCATTTCTTCTATTACTTCTTCTGCAAAAGCATCTTCTGTTGCCCACACCATGCCACTCTCAAACATCGGTGAAACTGAGTTCATTCTGGCTATTTTGTCTTGCCCTCTGCTTGGAGAGTAAGATTGCACAGGTATGCCTATTTTTCTTAACTCTTGTGTTAAAGGCGTGCCACTGGCTTTTGCCTCAATTAAAACAATGTCTGGCTCCCAGTATTTATATTCTTCTAAAGCTATGCTTTTAAGCTCTGGAAAGTCCACTCTGTGTCTTGTTGCGTCCAAAAGTATGATGGCTGATTCATCGCCCTCATCGGGATTAAATATGCCCCATGTCGTTATAGCCGAATAGTCAGCAGTTTCTTTTGCACTAAATGCAGTATCGTAGCTTTGTATGACACATTCGCATTCAGGTATATCGTCTTTCTCCCAAGTTTGCCACCACTCTCTTTTAATGATCGACCCACTTTCTGCGGTTGGATTCTGCATCCACTGAGCATTCCACTTGGATATTGGCAGTGACGCTTTAACACCAAGTAACTCTTCTTTCTTCCAAAACTCTCCCCACAAAGGTTCGTCAGAGTCAGGCATGATGGCTGGAAACTCTACCAGCTCCCACTGATCTGCGTGTTCTTCGTTTTGTCTTTTTAACAATCTGCCAGCCAAGTCTTTGGTTGACCAACGGGTCATGACCAAAATGATAGTACCGCCCGGTTGTAACCTTTGCCGTGGACCTGATGTGTACCATTCCCAAGCACCGTCCATGGCAGTTGGAGACATGGCATCTTGCTCTGAGTGAGGGTCATCAATAATTAATAAATCTGCACCACGACCTGTGATGGCACCACCAACGCCAGAGTAGAAGGCTTCACCGCCATCATTGGTTGTCCATCTTCCTGCTGACTTGTTGTCACCCGATAGGCTAATGTTTGGAAAGACCGATTGATAGTCTTCCGAGTCAATAATATTTCTAACTCTTCGACCAAATCGTACTGCTAGTTCTGCGGTGTGAGTGGCTTGAATAATCTTAAGAGATGGGTTTAAACCCATCATCCATGCAGGAAAGAATGTAGATGCAAATTCTGATTTAGAGTGTCTTGGTGGTAAGCAAACAATTAATCTTTTGAGTTTGCCTTGTGCTATGCGGTTAAACTTTTCGGCAAGGATTTTATGATGCCTACCCATGATAAAACCTTGCCACATTGCTTGAACAAATTCTAAAAAATCATGCCGACATTTTTCATTGCCTTTNATGTTTTTCCACTTTTCAATAAGTGTTAANGCTTCTATCTGCTCATCTTTGGATAAAATATCGAATGATTTTATTTTGTCTAAATCTAGCATATCAGGTGGGAANCTGGACAATTTCAATAGGGGGGAGAATCACCAGCTTCCCGAGACATGAGTTTATGAGAGAGAGGAGATATATATAGATACCCACAAGAAACATGTCAATCTTCATTTTCACACAGTTCTTCTTGTTTTAATAGTCCTAATACGGCATAACCTGCTGTGTCAATCCANCTGTCTTCATGGCTTGGATTTTGCGAAATTCTAATTAGTTTCATGCAAAGCATGATATTTGCGGNATCACTGCCGTTAAGTTTTTCTGANAGTTTGTTGCCTAAAATAACATTACACATATCTGCCAAGTCATCAAANAAATCATTGGAGCTACCATAATCGTCATCCCTTTCCTCTAANATCGTCTGAAGCTTTATTAATGCTGTGTCTAAAGTAAAGGTATTTCGTTTGGTTGATTTCATAGGCTCCCTCTTTTGTTAAGTGTTGATTCTAACTTATTTTACTCTAAATCCAAAGGATTTAATTTTGGGGTTTTATTTATATAGTTTAGACAGTCTTGCAAAGAGGTTTCTGTGTCAATTGCTTGCAAGTTATCTTCTGTTTTAGCAAACTCTGTTAAGTTTTTTTTGCTATTAAATGGCATAAATATAACCTTATTAATAGACAAAGCTACAAAACAAAATAAATCTATTTGTCCATCGCCATATCTTTCATGTGAATCTTGCCTTGTTTTTTTTGCAGTTCTTCTTCCTGCACGCAACTCCCATCGGTAGAAATTTTTATTTCTTCTGAGGTAAGTTGAATTGGTTGTTTTGACTTGTACTCTGTAAAGTTCGCCCTGATGGTCTAGTATTANGTCACTTCTGTGGGCTTGTGGAGCTAAAATNACAGAGTCGCAAAATCTCAGCAAGTATGATGCTGCCAAATATTCACCTGCTAACGCTATGCGTGTAGTGGCATGTGGCAAACTGACTCCTAAATTTTACCCCACTCCTTACCTTCAAAGAGAAGAGATTCGGCATTTCGCCTTCGGGTTAAACCCTCAAGCACCTTTCCACCTGCTTTGTTCCATCTTTTTATTTGGGCTGGAACATTTTCATAATCAGCTTGGTTTAAAACCTTTAACATGGTTGAGCTATTTAAATTGGTTGGACCCAAGTTGTAAGTCCATGAAACCAAAGCATCAAATTGATTTTGATTTATAGGTACTATTACAGCATCCTCTACATGGTTTTCGTATTCTTTAATTTCTTCTTTGAGCCATTCTTCGGCTTGCTCTTTTGTGCAAGTGTCGCCCATTTTCACATTTTTTGTTCTGCCATAAGCAATTGTAGGAACTCCAGCAGCACATTTATATGCCCG